CTGCGATAAACATGGGATGGAATTTAAAATAATAACAGAAAAAGAGATTTTTGCAAATGAGCAGCTTTAATTCAATTCAACAAATAAAAGATTATGTTGACAGACACGGTGGTTTACAACTCACCAATAGATTTAATGTTTCATTTTTTAACGTTCCATCTTATACTGGAACAATAGAAATACAAGCCCAACAAGTTGATATGGCTCCAAGAACTTTAAATTTTACTCAAGATAATTTAAATGGCTTTGGTTTTGGTAGATTTGTTCCCAGAAGCCAGCAATTGATGGCAGGTGGAAATGGAGTTCTTGTAACATTTCCAGTAACGAATGACAATTACATATTAAACTTTTTTAATAACTGGTTTAATTATTTTTTTTCTAGTGCAAAAAATATTCCTAGTGATGCTAGGCAACCATTTGTATTACCTTTTTATGATCAATCCATAAAAAACGTCAGTATGGTTATAAATATATTAGATCCAAATGGAAATGTAAACAGCCGTATAACTTATTTTGAGGTTTTCCCCGTAGAAACCCAACCATTAATGATGACCATGTTAAAAAATGACAGTTATATGACATACAGCGTATTATTTGGTTTTCGTGATTATATACACACTTTTTTTAATACTCCTTAATTATGAACGATTTAAAAGAAAAAATAAATTCTGTTTTACCTTGGTATGAGTGTGAGCTTCCTTTTTGTAAAAATAAAGTTTTGTTCACACCGTTCAGAGTTAAAGATGCAAAAAATATATCAATAATTCTTCAAGAAAATAATTCTTCTTTGGCAATTAAGAGTTTAATTGATGTTTTAAAAACTAACACAGATTTAAAAGATATAGAAAATTTATGTTTGGCTGATGCTGAATATTTGTTTCTGCAAATAAGATCAAAAAGTGTTGAAGAACAATTGAATTTGATTGTTGGTGGAAAACCAATAAAAGTCAACATAAATGATGTTAAGTTTAAAAATGGATTAATAAAAAATCAACTCATAGAATGTGGAAAATTGCAATTGTACATTACAACACCTACTTTAAAAAAATTATTAAACGTAGATGTAAATGATAACATTTCTTATATGAAATCTGTAATAGAGAGCATTTCATTTAAAAACGAAGTATACGATTTAGAAAAATTTGTTTCAAAAGAAGTTAAAGAATTGGTGGATAATCTTCCTCTTTCATTTTTAAATGAAATAGAAAAAATTAAACACCCGGAACTTTATATGAATTTACTTGAAGAAGGTAAAGAAGTGGAGGTGTCTGGTAGACTAACTTTTTTTACCTTTCGCTAAAGTTTTTTGATTTAAGAGATTATTATGTGACCAATTTTAATTTAATAAATTCCGGAAAATGGAATTTGAATAATTTAGATGATATGTATTTTTGGGAGAGAGAAATATATGTAAAACTTGTTGCAGATTACAATGAAAAATTAATGCAACAGCGAAGAGACATGGAGCAACAATATGGCAGATAATGAATTAAAAATAAACGTAGATGCTGAATCTAATATTCTTTCTCCGCTAATAGAAAGTGAAAATTTTATATCATCCACAGAAAAAGTTAGAAGTAGTTTTCTTGAAATACAGGTACCCGAAACTATTTTGATGTCTGCTCAGAATCAACCAACTGTTGAAGCACAGCCAAAGATAAGCCCGAATGTTGAAGATAGATCTTCGATAATTGAAAGAGATAAAAATTTACTATTGGCGCAAAGAACAGAAAAATTACAAAATTTAGTTGATCAAAATTTAATTCCTACAGTCAATAAAATTTCCCAAGATATAACAAATAAGATGAACAATCAACCAAATCCAAAAGATCTTTTGGAACGAAGACCTACATTTTCTCTAACAAATTTAGCGTTTAACGATAGGCTTAGTAAAATTACAAATGCCCCTATTTGGGTTTAAATAAAAAAAGCCCCTTTCGGGGCTTTTTTCAATCGTTATCCATTTCAGAAAAATACTGAAGTGGATCTTTTTCTTCTACATTGTCAACCACAGTTTCCTCAACATCGTCTTCGATGTTCTTTGATTCTGTGAATTGAGAACGAATGTCGTCACCGACAGACTTCTTCAATCTTGCCTGAAGCTCATCGTAGCTCTTGAATTGACTCTTATCAATAAATGGCTTAAGAGGATATTGCTTTTTCCAAATTTCTTCAAGTTTCTTGTCATCTCCACCGAGTAGAGGTGATGAGGAAGAAAACTCACTTCGGTCATAGTTTACATATCCACCAACATTCCTAATCTTGATCTTAAAATCTGCACCAGTCCAGAAGTTAAACGGATCCACTGCAACCTCGTCTTGGAATTCTGGGTGAGCGAGGCTTTGAATCTTTTGAAAAATCTTGGTACCATACTGATAGAGGAAAACCTTTCCTTTATTCTCCGGATTAGCGGGATCTTCGATGACCAAAATATTTGAAATGTAAGTCAATTTACGCTTACGTTGACGAGCAATGTTTTTGTCGTCTTCAATACCGCTGTTCCATAGTTCCGTGTTTGCAGCGCAGACCGGGCACTTTTCTCCGATGGTGGTCGGACAGTTTTCATAGAACCAACCACCCTTTCCCTTGAAGGTATGGCTATAAACAGCTACGAATGGGCTGTCTTCACCGCTAATCTCGGGGAGGAAACGGATTACAGCATATCCGTTGCCAGCCTTGTCGATACCGGGCTTCCAAATACGTTCATCCTTGTAACCTTCCTTAGAGGTCATTTTATCAAGGCGTTCGGTTAGAGATGCGACTGAGTTTTTACTCTTCTTTTTGAAATCTGAAAAATTTGTCATAATAGTGAACCCGAGGAACTACCTCGGCCTTTCTTTGGTTAGTATAGTATAGTTAGTGTATTAGTCAAGAGGCAGCTTTGTGCTTTTTTTCTTTTTTAAGAAATGCAATTTTTCTGCTTCTTGTTCAATTTTTTCAATTAGCGGTTTAGTTAAAAGTTTACCTGCCGTTGATGCATCTATATTCATTTCTTCACTTAATTCTAAAATGCAATCCATAAAGGATAATTTTGTTTTTTTAACTCTTTCGAGAACTTTGCCTGAAAATTTTTCTTTAGCAGTATCATCCATATACATTGTAACTATACTCCATTATAAAAATAAATCAATATTTAAACGTTCTAAATATTCTAGAACTATTTATAGGAAACCTAAATGGCCTCAGATAATGATGATAACATTGTAATTGAAACATCCGGTTTAACAGCTGCAGTTGCAACCGACGTAGTGCAATTTGCTGGTACAACCGCTCACTTTCAACTTTTTAAACTAGCGTATGGAATTTGTGGAACAGCAAACATTGTTTCAAGCTCCTCTCCACTCCCTGTAAGCTTTTCAAGCGGGTTGACTGCTGTTGTGTCCACTCTGGTTACGGTTCAAGGAACAGCAGGGGGTTTCCCACAACCAGTAAGCGGAACCGTCATCGCTACAGGTATAACAGGATCTCCAGTATATGTAAAAACTTTTACAGGAAGTCAGGTTGAAGTTACTGGTGGTCGTTTATACACGACAGCAGATTCGATTTCCGTATATGGGCCAAGTGGTGCGACATTCCTTCCTGTAAAGCTTGTAGGGGCTACTGGATGGAACATAGGAACTGTAGGTGATGCTCTTAAAGTTAATATTACTGGGGCAACATTTGAGGCCACAATTCCATCTACAGTGTTGGTTGCTGGAATTTCTGGTGCAACGGCTATCAATGTAACTGTTGGCAACACAGCAAATATTAACGATGCTGCTATTTTGTCCGGTATGACTAACATATATGGACAAGTTGTTGGTCTGAGAACTGATTTAACAGCTCTCGGTGTAGGTAGAGCAACAAACTTTAAGACTGGTAAACTTTCGATTACCAGTGGTTCTGCTGGGCAAATGGACTCCGCAGGATATACTTGCTTTGCTGGAATAAACATCAGAGCACTTTCAACAAACACAGACTTTATCTATCTTGGAAACACATCTGCTCTAATCGGTTCATCTTTTGGATACGCTTTAGATCCGGGTGAAAACGTATTCTTAGATATTCAAAATACAAATAAAGTTTACGCAATATCTAATACAGGTACTCAAACCATAACATATATGGCTTCATAATATGCCACTTTTATATGTTCTTAATGCCACTAGGACACTACAGAATTATGGGTTAGTTCTTGAAGGAGCTACCTATGATCCTGTATTTGGACAAGGATATATAAATTCAAAACCAAATATTTCAATAATAGGTTCGAGTTGTTTCATTGATTATTCATCAACATATTCTACTAGCGATTTGACTCATCTTATAAAGATGTTTGAATCAACTCCAGCGGGAACAACTTTTGCTTTTGTTGATGGAAATTATTATGATTCTGCGCAAGACTACAGCGTAGACGTTTCTGGTGTTTTTTCTTTACAAAGCTTAACAAATTCAAATAAACTTATAATTGGTGGAATAGTTTCCGGGTTTACTTATACAACAAACTATAAATTTTATAATCAAAATAACTTTATAGATCCACCACAATACACAACCGGATACACCGGTGGCTCTACGGCAGCAAATTATATTTTGAATAATATTACAAACAATCCATCAAAATCCTTTTTGAATGCTGGATTTTTGGGATCTGAATTTGGTAAAGAAGAATATGTTGAATTAACAGGTTCAACATTAAATACAGGAAAAATAAAAATAAATTCTGTTTTGGTGCTGAAAGATAATAGAGAACTTTTGTATACTGATTCGGTTCTTACTGATGAAAACTTAGTCACAGACAATATAACTGTAACTCAATATTTAAGAGGAAATGCAAATCCAGAAATTTTATCAAAATCAAGAAAAGCTTTGGGTTGTTATGTTGTTCTTGACGCTAATGGAAATCAAGTAAGTTGTTTTGAAAATCAAAATCAATTACAAGCATTTTTGAGATCTCAATATGAAACTTCTACATACAATTCATATTGGATACCTTGTTTGTATTGTGCGAGATTATCAGATAATGCAACAAATGCAGCTTCCGCAGATAAATCTGTTTTGTTTGATGGT